GCGCCCCCTCCCTCGCGGCCCCTCCCCCCCGCCACATCGTTTTTCAGCTGCAGGCGCCAGATGCGCCAGACAACCGAGCCGTCCACAATCGTGCCGGCCTGCGCCAATTTCTCATCGGTTACATCGTTTTCCGGCGAGCGCGTGCCCGTCTTGCCTGCCGTCTGGCACTCCAGATAAAACTGGGGCTTTGTGATGAGCCGGACACACTCCCCCTGCACAATGTCCGTCTCTGCCGTCCAATAGCCGCCGTACGTGCGCGCAAGGTCCGCCGTGACGGCCTGGTTGCCGTCGTAGACCGCCAGCACCGTTTCGCCCTGCCTTATGGTCAGCGCCTTCGCACTGCCGATGGCCTCCTTGTTCTCATTCACGAACCGCCCGAGGCTTTCGCGGTATACGGGAATCTGCCCGTCGGCCAGCTGCGTAAACGTGAACGCTTGTCCGCCGACCTTGTTCGCCGTGCCCGAGATGTTCACCGGCAGGACGCCCACCTCATTCGTGCGGACGAGTTTCCCGCCCGCAGTCACCACATCGACCCCCGAAGGCGCGATGACATCCGCACTCTTTCGCACGAGGTCTTCCGCCCCCGCTAAATCCCCTGCATTCAGGCTATACAGCAGCTGCCACGCGCCGCCCGTCCAGATGAAAAGGCGCTTCGTGTCGAGCGCGAAATAGACATCATACGCTCCGCCGGCCGCTGGCCGCGCGCTCTCGGCGCCGGAGGCCAGCATCCCGACCGTCGCCGTCTTCAGCCCGCCGAACGGGGCAACTGCGCAGAGCTCCAGCCATGTACTGTTCGCCCCGTTGCGGATGTAGAGCTTATCCCCCTCCACTTTGACGGCGTACGCCTCCGGCAGCTCGCTTTCTTTGTGCTCCCGCAGGTCGTTTAGGATGTCGTAGAGCCGCTTTATTTCCTTCATGTACTTCTGTGCGAAATCGTCGATCGTGTCGCCGCCGGACCGATAATCCAGCACATTCTTTTCTGTCAGCTTTGCCACCGTCACACCTCCGCCACATCAAACGAAATCGAATTAAAAATCGTAATGCCGCCCTCGCCCTTGGCCCGCGTCACAATCGCGCGCTGCCGGTCTACGCATCGCTTTTCCGCGCGGTACATCTCCGTACCTGCCCGCCCGTAGTCCTCTTCGTCGAATTCTGCCTTGCCGCCGTAGAGCGGGTAATACTTCACCTGGTAGATCTCCGTCTCGTTATGGCAGATATAGCGGTCATTGTGATAGAGCGCATAAGCGCTGGACGGGTGTCCGCCATGCAGCTTCACATTCCCGACCATATAGGTCTCTTCCGTGTCGTTCTCCAGAAAGGGCGTCGTATCCACCCGTACCCGCTTGATCAAATAGGAATTGTCCGAGACGAGCGTCTTGAGCGTAAAGCGCCATGGCAAATACTTATCCTCATCCTTCGACGTCTTGGCATCCACCATATACAGACCGTGCGGCTTCAAGAGATAGATATGCCCGTCCGCCTCCACGGCATCCACTACCGGCGCATGGTACGCCCGGTAAAAATACGCCGCTGCCGCCACATCCAGGAACAAGAACGGCTGCTTGCCGTCAATAAACCAAACCTGCCCCATCGACGGCAAATACCGCACCTTCACATCCGGCGCAATCTCCGAGACCTGTTTATACACCTTGTCGCTGATGTTCGTCGCCCGCATGTCGCCGTATTCATCCGTGACATTGATCACCTGCACCATGTCGCGCCCCAGGACGACCGTACTCGACGCCAGCGCCACGCACGCATGATAACACTTGCATTCAATCTGCCGCCCGATCTCGCTGACCTTCCACGCCGGAAAGGTATTCGTCAGATGATAGGCGTACAGATTATCTTTGAAGACGATCGTATCCGCCGAGAGCGTCGTCACCCCGACGATGTTTCCGCCGTCCTTATAGCCGATTTGCAGCCACTGCGCCGACGCCTCGTTGTTGCTGTCCGTCGTCCAGTTGTGCTCGTCGCCGATCCCTGAGCAGTGCAGCTCGTCATTGAAGAATGTCCAGACACGCCCGTCCTTGACAAACACCCCGCGGCAGTGCGCCGGGGACGATTCGATCGTTTCCAGTACCCCGCCATGGTAGTACTGCAGCTGCCCGCCGCATGCCAGCATCACCCCGTCTTCCCATGCTGTATAGGCGATGTGTGAGCCATCTAAATTCAGTTCGCCAATGGAGGTCAGCCTGCCATGATCCACCTGGTACAATATCCGATTCTTTTGACTTGCCACCAGGAGCGCACAGCCGATCGCATCGTAGATCAAATCGGTCAGCGTCAGCCCTTCGGCCAGGCAAATCGGCATTGTCCCTGAAATCACCCGCAGCTGTCCCTTGTAAAGCTCCACATTCACGGCTTTGCTCAGTTCATTCTGTGCGATGAGCTCCGGCACCAGCGAGGTATTGAGCCCGCCGGAAAAATCCGAGAAGGCGACCGTCTGCACATTGCTGTGCCGATTCGATAACTTCATAGCATCGCCCCGTTCCAGTATCCTTCCGTCTGTATCCCGTGCGGGCTCAGCCCATGCAGCATGGATTCCACTTGCGTGATGATGTTCTGCATCACCTGCGTCTCCTGCCCGATATCAAATTCATTGCTCATCGACGCCCGGATGTTCACATACTCCAGCAGCCAATCATCCATGTCGTTTGGGAACGGCGAGACATCCGACCCCTTTTTGAGCAGCTGCATGTCCTTTGTTCCGAGCAAATGAAACGGCATCGCCTCTTTCGGCACCGGGTAGATCCGGACCGTATCCAGTCCTTGCAGATAATACGCCTGCGGCACGCCCTGCACCGTCAGATCCGCAAGCTCATTCGGGTCAATTTGCCTGAGCAGCCGCCCGCCCACCCGAAGTGCGGAAACATGTGTCAGCCGCGCCCCGACCGCAAGCGCACCTTTGCCCGCCGGCAGCGTCCCCGACAGGTCTATGTCCGTCAAAAGCAGCGGGTTGATCTCAAACACTGTCCGCCGCAAGAACCGTATGCCGTCGTTGATATAACTCGTCAGTGTCTCATCGCTGTAGCCCGTCTTCTGCTCGTCATGGATCGCAGCCCGTACCCGGTTGAGTATCGCCTCCACTGTCAGCACTTTCCCCTGCCTCCCTTCTGCATAAAAAGGGACGGGAAACCCCGCCCCAGCCTCCTTACTTATCGTCCGGCGACGCCGTCACCACATTCACCACGCCGAAGTCTGTCTTCGTGCCGCTGTTCGTATAGTCAAAGGCTGACTTGGCAATCCCGAAGATACGCCCGAACGCAAAGCCCATCTGATTCTTATAGTCGAAGGTATCCTCGTTCCACTCCGGCTCATTGCCGACCGCCATAACGGCCGCCTGTGCGCCCAGGAAGAGCGCATGGGATACCGGCGTCTTGGTGTTCACTGTCTTATCCCTGAAAATACGGTTGCTCTGATGGATCACCACCCCGTCGTACATGCCGAGCGCCCCCGTAAAGATGGGGTTTTCCTTGCCGCGCATGCCCGCATACTGCTGCGCATCCAAGAAGACTTTGTCCTTCATCAGGTCACGCGCCTGCCACTGGTCAACCACCATAACATACGTATCCGCGCCGTCAATCTTAATCGGCTTGACCATCGTGTTTTCGTCCGCCGTCGCCATGCGTTTTGCCTTGCCGATCATCTCCGCCGTAAATATACCTGTCGCCGCAATCGCTGCATCATTTGCCGCGCCGCCCGCATAAAGCACACGGTCGGGCGATGGATTCTTCGAGAGCACGTCGAAGATCGTCTTGTCAATCTTCGTCGCCAGCCAGTCCGAAAGCGCGTTCTTCGCATCCGTGCGCATGTTCAGCTGTGTCTTCTGCTCCTCGAACTTCCCCTCGAGGCGAACCGCATTTCTCAGCTGCGTGATCGTCACGCCGAAATCCTTGTAGATGAGCGATTCTTCATGCCCCTCCAGCATGCTGTCGCCCGTCACGCCGGCGCCCGTCAGCGGCATGAGCAGCGGGATTGTCACCGTGTCGCCCTTGCCCTTCTGCAGTTCCGTCTTAATCTGTACAATGCTGTCTGCCCCTGTCCCTGTAAACTTTTCAAAATACGACTTATGAAGACCGCTCGCCCAGGTATCCTTCGCCCAAGCTTTCATCACCAGCGTATCTGGAATCTTCGTCGTTGCCATAATAAAGCCTCACTTTCTAGCTCAGCTGCCCCGATAGCAGCATCTGCCGATACCTTGCCGGGATATCCTCCCAGTTCTTTTCGGATAACATCTTGTCCAGCGTCGCCGCCGAAACACTGCCGCCGACATCCGCCGCCCCTGCTACCTTTTCCGAGCGCGGGAACGATTCCGCCTGCTGCACCTTTTCCATCACGCGCCCGCCCTGCGCCTGCCTGCTCTTTTTGCCGCTGAAACTCGCTTTAGCATCCAGAAAATACCGCTTGATCAGCGCGATATCCCCCGGGGACGCCACATTGTGTTCAATGCGCTGGTATGCCGCTGCAATGGCGGGCTGCTCTGCCTTGCTGATTCCCTTCTCAAAATAGTCATGAATCGCATACTGCATCACCTGCGGGTATGCCGGGTCGCTCATCTCCTTCTGTGCAAACGCGTTGTAATCCGCTACCCTTTCGCAGCATCAAAAAAGCAGCCGCCCCGCCGGGCAAGCTGCCTTTCTCTATTTTGTTCCTAATATGCGATCCGCTCGCTTTGGATCCGTCTTTACAATGCTTGCGAATCGTTTAATGACTTCCCATTCATCTTTAGTTGCTCTTATCTGGTGTTGCTTGCGCTGTTCGCTTTTTGCTTTAAAGCTCCCCTTAGGTCTGCCGGCACCCGGACGCTTCTCGCCCCAGCCTGTCTTATCCTCTGCCACGGTAATACCTCCATGCCAATTGACAAAACAGACACGTGCCAACGACACCTACAGCGGCACCATGCACCCAATCTTTCCCATTCGCGGGCATACCAAAAACTAGGAACTCCGCCAACAAAACAAGCAACAGAAAAATCGTTGTTTTCATCTTTCCGATATGATAGAATAGAGACACAGGGGCGCTCCTTTCAATCACCCCTATGCAAGACCTTGTCAAAGCTTACTGTCTGCGTTTGCGAGGTCTTTTCTTTTTCCTCTTTTTCTCTTGCCTGACAGCTTTTTCTTCATCGCCTTGCCTATCTTTATCAGAGCTTCACCGATGACGATTAAGTTCACAGCCGCTTCGCCGATCCTCCTTCTTTCGTTCAAAAGTCCTTCTTTACCGTTGCGGCGACCTATGGTATATTTAAAACATTAGGAAGTCCGCAAGGATACCTAATGCCTTTTTCTACCTCAATAATCTCCATACAATTTCACCTCCCTTCACTGCTTTATGATACATTTTTGTATCTACCGAGCATGAAGGGAGGCTTTTTTTACTTCCTTTTTGCCCGCATCCACTTTCGTACATACCAGCCGAAGACACCACCGCCGACAAAATACGGAATACCAACCGCGCGCCCCATCACGGTAAACACTGCGAGGAAGACCATGGCACAAACCACAATGCAAAGCAGCGGCATATACCGAAAGCACCTTTCTTTCATGATCATCTGACCTCGATGGATGGGTAGGCAAAACGCCCACCCATGCCTTTTATCCTATCTTTCTGCATTGGATAATACCGTCACGAATCGTTATGGTATTTTTGCTGTCTCAACTTTGACTTTTTGCTTTTTTGTCTTTTTGAATCTCAGCTCACCCACTTGTCATCGATACCCCGTCGTTTCGACGGGGTATGCCTTTTGTCCTATCCTCCGCGCTAGTAAAACCGTCCCGAGATGGGGCGTTGTTTCGACGCTCCATGATGTTAGTCCTATCTTTCTCACTAGTGGAGCTTTTCCCAAAGATGGGGTGCCGTTTTGGTATCCCATGCCTTTAGTCCTATCTGTCTAAAGTCACGTTTTGCGGCCTTAGACAACTTCAGATTCCCCAAACGGGCATCTAATCCCTTGAAACACCCGCCAGTCTGTCAATCGCAAGACCGATTGACACTTATACATATAGTACGTATAATATAGGTGAAAGGAGGGGGACAATGAGATTCAAAGAACTTGAACGGATCATCAAGAAAGATGGTTGGTATCTTGACAGCTCTAACGGCTCTCACATGCACTACAAACATCCAGAGAAACGAGGAAAAGTTACAATACCCAAGCATCCCGGTGACCTTGACCCCCAAACGGTTAAATCTGTCTTACGAATGATAGGATTAAAATAATTTTCGTTCTCGAAAGGAGAAAACGATTATGCATTTGGTATATCCTGCTGTATTTTATCCTTGTGAAGTCAACCCCGGTTTTACAGTTGTCGTCCCCGATCTCCCCGGCTGCATAAGTGAAGGAAACTCGCTTGCTAATGCTATCGCCATGGGAGAAGACGCCGCTTCCGGTTGGATTCTCGGCGAGCTCGAAGACGGGAACACCGTCCCTCCAGCAAGCAATATCTCCGCGATTCACCCCGATCCAGAAATAGGCGATGGCTTTGTCAGCCTGCTTTCTCTCGATATGGACGCCTACGCCGCAAAATACGGCAACAAATCCGTCCGAAAGAATCTCACTATTCCCGCTTGGCTCAACACCTTTGCCGAAACCGAAAAGCTCAATGTCTCTAAAGTCTTGCAGCAAGCACTCACCACGCTCTACGAAAAGAAAACCGCTATAGTTTGAGTTAATTTAAGGGCGTCGCAATTCACGACCTCCTTTTCAAACCACTCCCCCGAATCAGGGTACCGGTTTGTCATCACAAAATGGCGTCACGATTCGTTACCCCCTTCGCTGCATCGCCCGCGGCTCGATAACAAAGCGTTATTGAGTTTCACGCATACAGCCCCTTCAGTGGTTGATTCTCCTCGATTCGCCGTTTAGCAATAGCGAAAAACCTTTCGTCAAACTCCATCCCGATGAACCTTCGCCCCGTGTTCCTGCAAGCAACCCCCGCTGTACCGCTCCCCATGAACGCATCTAAGACAAGCGCCCCTTTGTTTGAATACGTCTTAATGAAGTACTCTGCCAGCACTACTGGTTTTTGTGTTGGATGGACAGTCTTCCCCCAAAACGACTTAAAATAGCCACGGAGCACATCGCGCGGGTATCGCCTGCCCTTTGAATCATAGGCAGGTTTGTCATAAGTGTTTTTGTGATAAATAGGGCTTACAAAATGGTGAAGAGGTCTTATCTCCCTTGTTCCCTTCGCCATGATAGGGTTGTAAGGCGGCAGAGCGCGGTAAAAGACCAAGACATTCTCATGGCATTTCAGCGGCATCCGATTAACGTTGAAAAACCCTGTTGCCATTCCTTTCTCAACGATCCATTCATAGCGAAAATCCTTGCGGTTCGTCATGACGAGTTCCGCCGTAAATGGCATTTGAGAAAACAGCAGGATCGGCGCGTTCTTCTTCGTTATCCGTCGCGTCTCCTTCCACCACGCCGCCCAGTCGATCGGGACATCCCAGTCGCAAGCTGTCGTTCCATACGGCGGGTCAGAAAAGATCATGTCGACGGAATCATCCGGGATATCTCGCATCAGTTCCAAACAATCCCCTTGCCTTAGCGTCATACCCTGCATTTCTTCTCCTCCATACAAGAAAGCACCTTGCGCACCTGCAAAGTGCTTTCTTTTTCTTTCTTCAGCGGCTCACCATGTCACCTTATCCGCTGGCAGACAGTCTTCTATCTTCGTATGCAGTCCCTCAACAATCTTCTGCTGCATCCCCGGGACGGCGCACAGTTCCATTGTCGCCAGTAAGTCGTCATCCTTCGCCTCATGCATTGGCAGCCCCTGCTTGCTTGCATCTTCCATCCTGCATGCCCCCTTCATAGGCACATCATAGCGCACCTATGGAGCACCTGCAAGCCTCCGATACAAAAAAGCCCCCGTGCGACCGAAACGCCGCGGGGCTTCTTTGCGATTATAGAGGATCTTCACAAGCGGGTGTCAAAACATCCTGCGCTAATGCTTTGACACTATCAGTATACCGACATACCATTCTCCGTTTCGCCAATCGCCGCCATGACATCAAAACGAAGATTTTTTAGAGAGGAAAGATCTGGAGGAGAAAGGCGGACGTCGCTTGAAGGATGTGTGTGAATGCAGCGAATGCCGGAAAGACGTTTTTCTGAACGTGCAGTAAATGCTGGAAGTTCAACGGTTGCTGTATCGCCGACAGAGACCGAGACGACCTTACCGCGGCGATTGATGTAGACTGCGACCTCATGCTCTAATTTTGCCGTAATTGCTACCATCTGCGCATTAAGCTCACGCGTAGAAAGCTGTGTAGGCGGCACTTCCATCTCATAGAATGCCGCAAGTTTATGGATAAGATATGTTTTGATATGAGAAAGGTCACCTTGCACCTGCATAGTATCGCCTCCTTAAGAAAAAGTCTTCCAAGCAAGGAAGATTTGTAGTTCATTGCTTACATACGAAAAGAGGAAGCTCTAAAGCTTCCTCTTTTCGTAACTGATATATTTGCGCAAATTTATCAGAGAGCACGCTCGACCTTGCCGGAACGCAGGCAACGAGTGCAGACATTGAGACGTGTCGTTTCACCATCGACAACAGCGCGTACACGCTGGATGTTCGGCTTCCACTTACGCTTTGTCTTCAAATGAGAATGGCTGACATTGTTGCCCGTCATCTCGCCTTTGCCGCAAACTTCGCAGTAACTTGCCATGATTACACCTCCAATTCAGTAGGAAAAATCTTCTACACATAATGAAGATAGTATAGCACATTCTATAGGGAAAAGACAAGATGTAAGAAGTGAAAAGTTTCTCGGCAATTTGTTTCTAATATATAAAATTTTATATAAAATTTTTAAGAAACGGTAGGAAATCTTAGCTGTGCATGATATACTAAAAAGTATGTATAATAAAGGAAGGGAGACTGGTTTATATTACTCGGACTTACCGTGCCAAAACTTCTCTTAATACTTTTCATCGGCCTTGTTGTCTTTGGCCCGGGGAAGCTTGCCGAAGGTTAGGAAATCTCTAGGTGAAAGCCTTCGCGCCTTTAAAGCTGCCAAGGGCATGATAAAGAACAGGCATCTGGCAAAGGCTGTGGCGGCACAGCGCTTTCATCGCTTGCTGGCTAAGCTGAAGCGAAAGGCTGAAAGCATTGGCATAGAATTTCGTATA